AGGATAACGCTTCTTCAGTTTATTGACATTGGTTTCGATTACTTCATCGAAGGATATATCAAGTGCCATTGTAGCTTGAGCAACATACCACATAACGTCACCCAACTCAATAATGAGATGCTCACGATTATCTTCGTTCCACGGTTTTCCTTGGAAGACCATTTTTTTAATGATCTCAAGGAACTCACCCCCCTCAGCATTAATTCCAACGCCAGCAGTAAGCAATCTCTCAATATTGGCACCTTGTCTATCCAACTCACCAATACGGTCAGCGAAATCAACAAAGTTTGTAGAAGCGTCTGAAGTAACTGCTGAAACAAATTCTTCATATCTATTAAAATCGATGTGCCTATTCAAAATTAAATCCTCCAAAATTAGTGTTAGTTTTTTCTTTTTTGTTTAGTATTTCAGGATCAATAAAAGATTCCTGAACTGATTGCTCTATATCATAGAGTCTCATCTTAGTTTTATCTGCCCCAACTGCAAATTTTCTAAAATTTTGTGTGCCAGAAAAACGATTCTTTAATTGTTTTACCATGATCTGCCCCAACTGCTCATCCTCTTCAGATGAAGAAAGGGCAAACATAATATCAGCAGTTTGAGGGAGACCAAAGGATTCAGAAGTATCAGTAAGGTCAAGATCACTGCTGAGAGAACCACTACGAGTGGTTTGAGTAGCAGATACGAGAGGTACGTCGAGTTCCCAGGCAAATGCTCTGAGTTCTTCTGAGATACCTTTGATGATCGTATACGAGTTCGCATACTGTGGTTTGTACTGTTGCGAGGCACAAATATTAAGGTAATCCACAAAGACAATATCGGGTCTAAAATCTTCCTTGAGATGCAAATCACTAGTAAGAGATTTAAAATGACCGACATGGGCAGATCCTGTAGGATATCCCCTAATGATAAGTTGACCACAAGTTTTATTTGCTAGAGATTCTATCTTAGAATTGAAGACATCTTCTTCAGTAGTTTTCAATTCTTTGATATTAATATTTAATAGATTTGCATCTATACGTTCTGCAATCATCTCTTCAGACATCTCAAGGGTAATGTATAATACATTCAACCCTTGTAGAAGTGCTGCAGATGCCATATGACACATGCATAAAGATTTACCCACACCAGTACCAGCAAGAATCATATTAAGAGTTTTCTTACGTAAACCTCCATCTGTCATTTTATTGAACATATGAAGATCAAATGGTACTTTCTCTTCTTTCCTTTGATAATATTCAAACCTAGATTTTGAATCTTTGATATAATTATGACCAATTTTATTATCAAAAGAAACTGAAATAGCTTCTTTTAAAATTGGAATAATCGCACCGTACTGTTTAGTATTGTTATCGTCCTGAGCAATTGAAATACTTTCAATCAAAGAAAGAAACAATGCTCTTTTCTGACACCACTCTTCAGTAGTTTTAATTAACCACTCATACTTAACATCAATATCATTTACATTTTGTATTTTAGATAATGTATTAGAATAAAGAGTTTCAGATATGTTTTTTAGATTTTGACAATCAATAGTTAAACTCTCTTTTGTGGGTGTAGTGTTAAATTTATTAACAAACGCACAAAACAATTTAAATATTAATTTAGTAGATTCATCTTCAAAATACTCTTCTTTAAGATTTGGATATGCTACTGTACGAAATTGTTCATGAAATACAAGGCCACAAACAATTGTGAACTCAAGATCTGGAATCATGCTTTTAATTTAAACTCCTGTCCAACTGCCCATTCAATCTTTTCTAATACCTCTGGAGTATAGAATTTCTCTGGATTTTTCAAAATATCACTACCATAATATTTCTTATCTTCTATAAGATATCGTGTACCTTCTTTGACAAAGATCCCATACTTCTCTGCAATTTCAAGAAGACCATAATACTTATCAAGACCACGTTCGTCAAAGAATAACCGTGTAGGTGCTACAACTGTTTCTTTAGTGAATCTGGATTTATTCATCTTTGCTTTGATGATACCACCAACTACTTCAGTTCCATCTTTTTCTTTTGATTTAGACAGATGAATAATTGTTGAGGCAGCATACTTAAGTCCACTACCACCACCCATATCAGTTTGCTCACCATAAGGATTCATAGTTTTGAACGTATGGTTTGTGACAAGCATAGGAACTTTCAACCTACCCAATCTACCAGTAACTAATCTGAAAATAGATTTAACAATTTGTGCTTTTGTCATATCACGAACTTGCTTATCATCTAAGGCATCAGTTAGTTCTTTTGCAGATGGAAGCATACCCAAAGAATCAAGAATGATCATAAGAGGTTTACGTTCTTTCTCTTTCATCTTAAGCATATTATCCAGTATACGAATAATTTGAGTACGAAAGTCTTCAAGAGTATCTACAGGAAAAATATAAACTCTATCTGAATCAAAACCACGATCTACAAACATATCTTTAGAAGTTGCAGACTCAGTATCAAAGTAAAATACTGCACCATCTTCATTAGATTCAAGAAAATTCTTTGCTATCTCCATAGCATAATAAGTCTTGCCTGTAGATTGCTCACCGGCAAGACCAGTAATTCTATTCTCTGGTATGCCTCCATAAATACTGCCACTCACAACAGCATTGAGGATATAAGATCCAGTGTCAATATATCCTTGACCTGATTCGAGTTGTGCGACTACTTTCACGTAGTCATTCTTTGCTTCTTTTGCTAATGCGTCAAACATTGTTATCCGAATAAAAAATCTAGTGTTGCTGTTTCTTCTGCTTTCCACCCAATAACATCAAGAATACTTTTGAGTGGATCAAGAAAAGATTTATTAAATTGCAATTCATAATCGATGTATTGTCTAAGATCCAGTTCTTCTGGAAAATCTGAAATAAATGCAATCACATTTTCACGTATCTTGTTGGGAGTTTTTAAATAAATATATTTAATTTTATCTCCATTTTGAATGTGAGTGTACTTGTGTTGTAATTTATTTTTCTTGATGTTGTGGTTATATAAAATAGATGCCCTCACTTGGATCGGACAACTTTTCTTATATAGAGTAACAGAATCTTTCCACTTTGTCAACCCATTGACAGATCTAGGATACGCAATGTCTTCCAATGGAAGTTTGTCATATTCAATACGAAACTTTTCAATGAATTCTATAATTTGATTCTCAGTTCCCCCAATGATTATGTTATATGCTTCTTTCAATTTAATTCTAGAAACATTAGGAGTAGAAGATCTTATTGCTTCCAATCCCATAATTTTTAATTTTGGACTACTAAGAATAGTTGATTCATTTGCACGAACATTGAGAAGATATCTTTTCTTTGCAGTCCAGATACCTTTATCTGCAATGTTCTCTCGCTTCATGACCATCTTGTGCTCATATGCCGATACATACGCCGCAAGTTCCTTGAAAGAATCATCAATAAACGGTTCCAATTTTTCTTTAGCAACCTTATTAAGTATCTTAGTGATTGTTGTTTTATCACTAGACTTAGAACTAAGAAATTTATGAACAAGAGGTCCAAGATTAAGATAGACTGAATCGGTATCGACAGCGATGACATAATCAACATCTTCAGTTTGTAATAGATTATTTAGATAACCATTTACTTTATTCTCAATCCAACGAATAGAAACTTGTCCTGATAAAGTAATTGCTTCAGCATTGATAAGTTTATAATACCTAAAATATTTGTTACCGAGTGAACCATAAGCAGAATTAAGTTGAATCTTTCTTGCCATTTGGAAGTTATTCCATTTGGTAATTTCTTTTTCCAATTCTAGCGTGGGTTTTTTCTCATACTCTGCCTCTGCAGCAAGCATACGTTTTTTATAAACTTTACGATCAGCATACATTCTATCCATAATTTCTGGAAGAAATCCACGAAAATCTTTTCTATACTGTGCTCCATTTGGACAAACACAATTATTCCCATCAATTTCAATTTCTTCAGAAAGAATACGGTCTACCGTTGCATGTGGATGCCTCGATGGAAGTAGAGTTTCTGGTGAGATATTATATTGCATAATAATATGAGGGTACAGAGAGTTAAGGTCAAAATTAACTACCCACTCATAAAGACCTGGTTTAGGTTCTTTGACAAAAGCACCTGGAAAAGTTTCATTGGTATTTACTCTTTCGTGTGGAGGAATAACAATATTTCGTTTTCCAAGTTCAGTGTAGATAAGTTGATCCCACATACGAACTTGAGAGTAAACATCTGTATAATTTACTTTAGCATCATATGCAAGAGTTAACGCAAGGTCAATCAACTTCATCTTGTCTTCTAACTGATCAACAAGTTCTACGTCATGAATGTTATACGTAACAAACTTTTGCCAATCTTTTGTATAGAAGTCTCGGAATGTTGCAAACTCAGAATGATCAAGTTTCTTTTCACCAAGTTCAACTTCTGCGATATAATCTAATCGATATGTTGGTTGATTTTTATATGTAAATTTTTTATATAGATCCAAATAATCTAAAACACTCACACCAATAATATCGTATTTGATATAATTTCGTCCCATACTCTCGACTTCTTTTTCATAAACACGATTCCAGGGGGACAAAGATCTAGCATGTTTTTCAGAAAGAACTCTTTCAATTCTTCTGTAAATGTATGGAACGTCGAATAAATCTG